GGATTCTCGAATTGATCGACGCCGTGAACAGAGAATGGGCATGACGTTTTAGGCGACCCGCGCGCACGGATGGCCGATCTGTGCGCGTAGGTCGGGACGCTCCGATGAACGCGTCCGAACCACCGCCGAGTTGCCGGGGCTCGGAATCGGCTGAAGCCCGTTTTTTCAACATTAGGACCGCCATGGACAAGATCAACTATTTAGCAATGACTGCGCTGTTTATATCTGCGGCGACGTTTGCAATCGGCGCATTTATCTTCCCCGGGAATGTTGGTGCAATTTTATTCAACGGAGTTTCCGTTGCATTGGCTTCGTACGTCTTTGGAAGGATGGGCCGCAAATGACCTATTACCTGCACCAAATCCGCCTTTGGTGGTGGCAGATGAAGCGCGAGGGCGCGGAGTTGGAACGAGACCGCGCGATGCTGATGTGGCGCGTCGCCTGCGACGACGTGGAGCGTGCGAACGCGCGGATTGAGGAACTGCATCGCAGGGCGATGCGCGGACTGATGGGGGTGGCGTGATGGCTACGCATACCGCAGGGCCGTGGATTGGTACTGGGCCGAGCCACGGCGACCCATTGCCGCGATACATCGATCAAATCATTGCTGACCGCGAAGAGGAAGGCGAGTGCAAGACAATTTGCTACATGGAAACGGAAAGCGATGACGAAGAAATCGATGCAAACGCTCGCCTGATCGCCGCCGCGCCGGAGCTTTACGACGCTCTGCGCGAATTGCTGACGGACATGGTTATTGCGCAAGGAAACATGCGCAAAGCCGCAAAGCGCGACCCGGCTTGGGAAGGTTGCGCCGAAATTATTCAGCCGCGCGTTGACGCAGCCCGCGCCGCCATCGCCAAAGCGGAGGGCAAGTTATGCGGAATCACTTCAAAAAATGCCGACATCGTTCAAACGGGCGATACGGCGGGCCATACCGGTGGCAAGTGATGCGCAGCCACTTCACGAAACGCGAACGCCGCTGGCACGAGCCGAAGGACGACGCGACGCAAACCGAATGGCTTGCGCTGGTGTTCGCGGTCGGGTGCCTGGTGGCGCTGTGGGTCATTGGGCACTGGTGGTCTGAAGGTTTCTAAGGGGATGGTCATGCACGTTTACGAAGCAATCGCGTCCATTACCGCGAGCCTGTCGAAAGTCGGCATCGCGAAAGGTCGCAAGACGCAGCAAGGCGGCGGGGCATCGTTTGCGTTTCGCGGTATCGATGACGTTCTGAACGCGCTTTCTCCACTGCTCGCAGAGCACAAGCTGTGCATCTTTCCGCGCATCACGAACCGCGCATCGGTTGAACGGCAAACGAAAAGCGGGGGCGCGCTGTTCTACACGACGGTGTCGGCTGCGTTCGATTTTGTGTCTGCTGTCGATGGCAGCAAGCACACGGCCGCAACGATCGGCGAGGCGATGGATAGCGGCGACAAGTCCACGAATAAGGCGATGAGCATTGCTTACAAGTACGCCGTTTTCCTGACCTTCTGCGTTCCCATAGAAGGAACGCCGGACGCCGATGGCGAGGTCTACGAAATCAGCGGGACGAAGCCACTCGACGAAAGCACGCTGACCGATCTGCTGAACAACATCGCCGACGCAGGAACGAAGGACGACCTTCTCGCAGCGTTCAAGCTGGCGTGCAAGGTCGCGAAGGATGCGAACGACGAACGCGCGTTGGAGCGCATCGTGGCTGCGAAGGATGTTGCGAAGGAGGGCTTCGCGTGAAGCAGGGGACGCCCGAATGGTTCGCTGCGCGCCTAGGGTGCGTGACGGCTTCGCGCGTCGCTGATGCGGTCGCAATGACCAAGTCCGGACCCAGCGAGCGGCGCGAAAAGTACCTGCTGCAACTGGTAGCCGAGCGCGTCACCGGGCAGGCAACGCAAACCTTCGTGACCTCCGACATGATGCGCGGCATTGAGGATGAGCCGATGGCGCGGTCGCTCTACGAACTGGCAACGGATCGCCTTGTGAGCGTGCCGGGCTTCGTGTTGCACCCAGAGATCGAGCGGTGCGGCGCGTCCCCCGATGGTCGCGACGGCGCGCTACTTGTCGAGATCAAGTGCCCTCGCCCGGCCGGGCATATCGCCACGCTGCGCGCCGGGAAACCGCCCGCCGACTACCTGCCGCAAATGGTTTTACAGATGGCATGCACGGGCGCGCAGGCGGTCGATTTTGTCTCGTACTGCTCTGCGATGCCTGAAAAGGCTCGGTTGTGCATCGTGCGAATCGAGCGTGACGACAAGGTCGTCGAGGAAATGGAAGACAAGGTGCGCGCGTTTCTCGCGGACGTTGACGCGGCAGTCAAACAGGTTTTGAGCTACTCACACAAGGAATCAGCGTAATGGCATACGAACACAGAGAAGGCAGCGGATCGCTGTTCACGAACCACAAGAAAGAGGAAGGCGCGTGCAGCCCGATTATCGCGGGGATGCGATGGTCGGCGGTGTCCTGGTGGAGATCGCCGGGTGGAAGAAGCAGGGGAACGGCGGGACGTTCCTCTCGCTGAACATCAAGCCGAAGCAGGATGTGCAGAAGGGGCCGGAGCAGCAGCGCGCGAAGGCGGCGAAGGGTGTTGAGCAATTCGACGATTCGGACTTGCCTTTCTGACCGTCCACCCAACAGGAGCAGCAATGGAAGAGCAGAGCGATACGCCGTACTACCTGTCGTCGTGTTCGCCGTACTCAGAAACGGCCGCAGCCAATCCGATGCGCGCTTACAGCAAGAAAGACTGCGCGGAGATCATCGCGCATGAAGGCGGCACGGCCTACGTGCTGGCGGAAGACTATGAACGCGCCCTCGCCACCGCAACGCGCGAGCGCGACGAGGCGCGGGCGGATTTGGACCGTTTCCGGCATACCGCGAAGCGATACCGCTACCTTGCAAGCTGGTGCTCGGTGATGAGTGCAGACATCGACGGCAATCACTACTGGGTCAGCCGCATCAGTTCAGCGCGGTTGCGCGGCGCGTCGTTTGAAGAAGCGGTAGACAAGGCGATGGAGCGCGACCACTGGGAACGCAGTGCCCTTGCCGCCACGGAGGCGGCGCGCAAGTTTTGCGGAGTCGGGGAGCTGGAACGCACAGGCTACATCCCCGCCGGTAGCGCAGATGAGCGTGAGGCGAAGCCATGAGCATCGACGAGGTACTGAAGATTGCGGCCACCTTCGGCCCTGACTCTCTCCGCGCCGCGATCGAACAGCACGTCGCGGAGGCGGTTGCGAGGGAGCGGGAGGAATGCGCGAAGGCTTGCGAAGACGTAGGGACGACCCAATGGGACGAGTACGCGGCCAGTTACAACAGCGCAGTGTTTGACTGCGCCGCCGCCATCCGCGCAAGGGGAACGAAATGATGAAAGCACTGACAGTCAAAGCACTCCGGAAGTTGCTGGCCGATGCGCCTGATGACGCCGTCGTGATGGTGCCTGCGCATGACCATGCGTACCAACTGGCGGATGTCGAAGTCACCACGGCGCTGCAAGAAAACAGGTACTCGTGGACCGAAGACCACGGCGAAGAGATGACGCCCGAGGCTGAATACGGCCGCCGCATTCCGATCGTTTTGGTGACCTGACCATGAGCACGCTTCGCGAAGCAGCGAAAGAAGCACTGCGCTGGATGGAACATGCGCGCCTGCATCTGACCATCAAAGAGCGGATGCACCCCGACGGATTAAGCCTGTACGACAGTGCGGCCGAAGCCCTCCGAGCCGCCCTCGCGCAGCCGGAGGCGGAGGCGCCCCGCGACGAATGGCGGCCGGCGAGTGAACCGCCGGAGGATGGGCGGCGAGTGCTGATATGGGTCGCCACCGAGTCCGGCGGAGAGACCTTCCGGCCCGCGTATTGCCCAGCCGGCGGGTGGACATCTGTTTTCGATGGAGAAACGCTTGTCGCATGGCGCGACGTGACGCCTCCGACGGAGGGCGCGAAATGAAAGAGCTGCCAATCCGCTTTTCTGGCCCCATGGTGCGCGCGATCCTCGACGGGTCGAAGACGCAGACGCGGCGGGTGGTGAAGCCGCAGCCTGAGTGGGTAAACGAAAACGCCGGCTGCGGCATTGCAACAGGTGGCGGGATCATGCCGTCGCCGCGCAGCGATTGGTTGCACTGGCGCGGAAGTCGACTTTTGCGACCCGAGCCACGCTGCCCCTACGGCCAGACCGGCGACCGCATCACGGTTGATCGTCACCCTGACATCCTGCTGGAGATCACCGACGTGCGCGTCGAGAAGTTGCAGGACATCAGCGAGGACGATGCACTGGGCGAGGGAATCGAGCGAGCCACGGATTTTCCGGGCTGGTACAGAGGGCCGCTGGATGGCGACTCCGATGGACTGGCCGAAGCAGGCCGCCACTTCAAGATCCCCACTGCCTTTGCAAAATTGGCTTTCCGCGCGCTGTGGGAGTCGATCAACGGCCCCGACTCGTGGGCCGCGAACCCGTGGGTTTGGGTCATCGAGTTCCGGAGGATCGAGCCATGAGCGAAGACCGCCCGCAATACCAGCGCGCCCCGGTCCCGACGAATGCGGAGATCGCGGAGAGGCTGCGCGATGTGTGCGCTCAGATGCTGGTGCTTAGCATCGACATGCAGTACGTCGGAGGCTTCGGAGAGACTGCGAAGAAAGGCGACGCGCTCGCCCTTTTCGCGCGGCACCTGTTCGTGTGGGTGCACGAGATCGAGGAGGCGCAGGGATGAGCAAGTTCACGCCGGGGCCGTGGAAGTACCTCGAATGGGGTGCGCGAATCGTGTCGAGCGACATAGGGTCCGCACAAGTATTGATTGCTACCGTAGCCATCAACACGCGCCGCGATGAAGGTCGCCACAACGCGAGCGTCCTAGCCGCCGCTCCCGACCTGCTCGCGATGCTGGTCGAAGCGCACGACATCATCGACGCCATCGGGCAACCGGAGACGGCCGAGGTCGCCGCGCGGATGCGGGCGACGATCGCGAAGGCGAGGGGTGACGAATGAGCCTCCCCTACGACACCGCCCGATGCGCGGGGCATATCGACACGAGCCCGACACATGGCGAAATCATGCGGCACGAGTGTATCAACTGCCTGCGCCGCACTTCGCCCGGCCGCGATCAATGGCAATCGCATATCGCGCCGCACGATGGCGATGGCCCGTGCCCGATGAGGATCGGGCCGAGGGATGTTCCCGAAACGGATTTCGGGATCATGGGAGTAGGGGAATGACCCTCACGAAACGCGAACTCGCCGAACTCACCGGGCACCGACCTGCAACGCGGGTTTATGGCCGTGATTCGCGGCATTGCGCAACCCACCACTTTTTGAGGCAGCCATGACCACTTGGGCCGACGAGTACGTGACGATGCTGGACGACTGTGAGAAACGCGAGGAACGGCTGACAGATTGGGAACGCGGCTTTGTGGACTCGCTGCGCAGCCAGATCGAAGCGGGACGCTGGCCCAGCCCAAAGCAGATTTCGGCTTTGGATTCCATGTGGGAGCGTGCCACGGCGCGTGGATAGTGATGGCTAACGACAGAGTGGAGGGGCGCGACGCAGCTTCATCGCGGCGCGTCCCTTCGCACGACTGGTTGTGCGGCAACGGTAACTACAACGAGAGGACTGACAAATGAGCATGTGCATCTACCACGGCAACTGTGCAGACGGCTTCGGGGCTGCGTGGGTTGTTCGAAAGGCGCTGGGCGAGATTGATTTCCACCCCGGCAAGTACCAAGAGCCGCCTCCAGACGTGACGGGCAAGGACGTTGTGATGGTGGATTTCAGCTACAAGCGCCCGGTGCTGCTGGAAATGGCCGAGAAGGCGAACAGCATCCTGATTCTGGACCACCACAAGACGGCAGCGGAAGACCTGCTTGACCTGCCGGCCAACGTGACGGCCAAGTTCGACATTGGGCACAGCGGAGCGATGCTGACGTGGGAGCACTTCTTTCCCGGCGAAACCCCTCCGCCGCTCCTGCTGCACATTGAGGACCGCGATCTGTGGCGCTTTGCGCTCCAGAACACCCGCCAGATACAGGCGAACGTCTTTTCGTTCCCGTATGACTTTCAGGTGTGGGACACGTTGATGGCTGCTGCGCCGGCCACCTTGGCGGCAGAAGGCGAAGCGATCGAGCGCAAGCACTTCAAGGACATCCGGGAATTGCTCGGCGTGACGACGCGTGAAATGGTGATTGGCGGGCACCGCGTTCCGGTGGCAAACCTGCCCTACACCATGAGCAGTGACGCCGGGCACGAAATGGCGAAGGGGAAACCGTTCGCGGCCTGCTATTGGGACACGCCGAAGGGGCGCGTTTTCAGCCTGCGTTCGAGTGACGACGGCGCGGACGTTTCCGAAGTGGCGAAGCAATACGGGGGTGGAGGGCACCGCAATGCTTCCGGCTTCACGGTCAGCTTCGCCCAGGCGCAGGCGTTCGAGGTTTTGACGCACAACGCATAGCTAAGGGGCGCGACGTGTTAGGCCCCAACGTGACCAACTAGGAGAACCAATGAGCTACGAAATGATTGACCGCTACCTGCGCAACAACCTTGGTGACGACGACTACGCCGAATACTCGGCCGCGTTGGATGCACTGGCCGGAGTGAGCCAGCCGCCGACGGAGTGCAAGGCCCTTGCGCAGCCGGAGGCTGAGGCTGGCGTTTCTTGGGATGGCCACAATGTGCGAGGCGACGCCGACAGCATTGCCGAAGTGCGCCGGCTAATCGACTTCGAAGATGCGCGGCAAGGAACTAAGCCGGCAACGGAGGATTGATCATGCCCCTCCCCGATTGGATCACCGTTATCTGCATCTTCGTCATCATGCTGATCATTGCAATCTACGACTAGGAGCTGATCATGTCCCGCCATCTTATTACGTTCTTCGCCATCTCTCTTCTCATCACATTCCTCTTTCTCGGCTATTATCAGTTCAAGACTTCATCCAGCCTGGTCGACATTGCCGACTCCATCCTGCACGCGGGCGTTGTCCTTCTCCTCTGGAATTATCTCATGACCAGGACTTGACATCCATCGCGACATTTGCGACAATTCAAATTCACACCAACCAATCGACAGGAGTCTCTCATGCCGAGCATCACGTACACAGTCACCGAAGAAGTCAGCGAGGACTTTCTCGCTGCAATTCCGGATCGTGCGCAGTTCGCTTTCGAAGCACTCATCGCCCCGTATCTGATAGAGTCCCAGTCCGAGGGCATTGTCAGCTGCCAGATGACTTTCTCCGACGTGCCTGACACAATCTACGACTTTGACGAACTTCGCGCTATCTACGATCCGATCGACGAGGAAGACTCCGATGAGTGACATCGCCGCAAAGGTTATCGACCTCCGCCAGCGCGCAGCCCGCGGTGAAGAGGTCACTCTCGAAGAACTGCGCGAAGCGGTCCAGCACATTCGCGTCAACCGCACTGCAGTTCAGCTCGCCGCCACTGCCAAGAAGCAAGCCAAGACTCCGCTCTCGGACGAAGGCGTTCTGGACCTGTTCAAATGAGCGCCCGCCCAGTGGAATTCCCCCGCGCCTGGGACTCGACGATCCACTCCGCTTGGAAGGGTTGCAAACACAAGTGGTGGCGCAAGCATGTGCTCGGCCTTAAGTCCAAAGGCAGCTCGATCCACCTCCACGCTGGCGGGGCGTTCGCCTACGGGGTCGAAACCGTGCGCAAGGCCTACTACGCTAAGGGCTTTAACGCCGAGGACTCCGTTGCGATTGGTGTCGACGCACTGGCCCGCAAGTGGGGTCTCGATCCTCTCGTCACGGACGATCACAACAAATCCCTGCCGAACATGCAGTACGCCCTGATCAAGTACTTCGACCACCATCAGCTCGGCGTCGATCGCTTGATCCCCCACCAACTCTCCACCGGCCCGGCAATTGAAGTAAACTTCGCCTTTCCGCTCTCGATCAATCACCCTGATACGGGCGAGCCAATCCTTTACTGCGGCCGCTTCGACATGCTGGCAAATGACTCCGGCTTGCTCTGGGTCGTCGATGAGAAAACCACTGGGCAGCTCGGCGCAACGTGGTCCTCCAAATGGGAGCTTCGCGCGCAGTTTATCGGCTACGCACTCGGCGCTCAGATGTACGGGGTCAAGGTCGCCGGGGCTATTGTGCGCGGCATTGCCCTGTATAAGAATGACGTAGGCTTCGCTGAGGCAATTGTTCAGCGCCCGCAGTGGATGATCGACGAGTGGATCGAGACGCTTTACTCCGACATCAACGACGCGATCAACTACTGGAAGCTGCAGAAATTCCCCAAGGTTTTCGACGACACGTGCAACGCCTACGGTGGCTGCCCCTTCCACCGGCTGTGTACCACTCCCAACCCTGAACCTTTCATCGAGGCGTATTATGAAATCGATCACTGGAATCCGCTGGACTTCGGCAAGGGAGATGCGGATTAAATTGCGCAATTAACCGGGGATGAAATGCTCAATTCACTCTACGTCGGCTCTCGACTTCTCTGCCGCAGGCCGCCAACGACGCATTCAGCATATTCAACTCCTAAATCCATCGCGTATTTTTGCACGTTGTGCGGAGAAATCTGGGCAAGGGAACTTAACCCTGCAGCTCGTGGTGAGTGGGTAGCATCGGCTACAATCTGCATTCGCCATTCTCACATCTATGCAGGCTCTTTCATGTTTCCTTCATACGATACCTATGAAGCATTCGACAAGCACAACTGGCGCCGCTTCCCAAAGGAACTCTTGATCTATGAACTCTCCATCTACAACCCAGCCGCTACGCTCGCCACTCCCAGGCCTTAAGCAAATGCTCATGGGGCCGATCGGCACGGCCAAGACTAGCTCGATCCGCACCTGGATTGCGGCCGGCATCGAGGTCCGCGGCCTCTTCACCGAGCCCTCGTTCGAAGTTGTCGGCGACCTCAAGTGCGAAGACGGCTTCCACTACCACTACATTCCCCCGGCTGCACCCGGCTGGGACTCGATGCTCGACTCGGCCAAGAAGATCAACACGCTCAACATGAAAGGTCTTGCCGGTCTCGACGACATGGACAAGAGGAAGTACAGCGGCTTCATGGACTTGATCCGCGCGTGTAACCTCTACACCTGCCATCGCTGCAAGAAGGAGTTCGGCGACGTTGCGGACTGGTCCACCGGCACGGTCCTCTTCGTGGATTCATTAACTGGCATTAGCGAGATGGCCATGAACCTGACCGTCGGCGCCAAGCCGGTCAAGGACAAGGGCGACTGGCAGATCGCGATGGATCAGATCAAGCGCTTCGTCAACCAGATCGCTACGGTTCCGCGCTGCCACGTAGTGCTGACTGGTCACGTCGAGATCGAGTTGGACGAAGTTGCTCAGCGGCCCAAGATCATGGTCTCCACCTTGGGCAAGAAGCTCGCCCCTGTTCTTCCGATCTACTTCTCCGACGTGGTCCTCGCCATGCGCGAGTCGGGCAAATTCTACTGGGCGACTGAGCTGGCCGGCGCCGAACTCAAGCCGCGCAACTTTCCCTTTTCTGGCAAGCTCCCCGCCGACATCGGACCGGCAATCGCCGTCTGGAAGTCGCGTGGTGGCCTCATCGAGGAGAATTAAAATGGCATCCTTTCTCACCGCAGCAGCGCACAACGTCGTCAGCTCGGGTATGACCAAATATCTTCTTCCGGGAGCGATCGCATATACCATCACGTTCACCGATACCAGCGGCGGTTTGGCCGAGTTCACCCTTTACTCCCCCGCCGCAGATCAGATCATTCCTCAACTCGAAGACCTTTTCCAATCACAGGAGGAACTGCGCAAGAAAACCATCGACTGCTCATCCGATTCCATCAAGTACTAATCCGCAATTCCAATCCAACTCTGGAGCAATTCCATGTTCAACGAAGAAAGCTTTCTGTCCGCCTCCGTCGAGACCTCGTTCGATACCCGTCGCCTGCCGATCCCTGCCGGTGAGTACACCGCCGTCATCAAAGACATCAAGCCGCGCATCAATGTGCAGGGCAAGAAGGATCCCTCGATGTTCTATTCGTTCCTCGATTACGAACTCGAGATCCAGCTCACGCCCGACGCACAGCAGCAAATGGCGACGGACCAGACCACGATCAAGCGCTCGTACAGCGTGTCGATCGAGTTCGACGACTCCGGCACGAAGCTCGCCAACGGCAAGGGCAAGAACGTGCCGCTCGGCAAGTTCCGTGAGGCGCTTCGCCAGAACGACAATGGCAAGCCGTGGTCCCCGCGCGATCCGATCGGGAAGATGATCACTGCCAAGGTCACCCACCGCCTCAATCAAGAGGGCGATCCGGTCGATCAGATCGACGCCGTTGTTGCACTGTAATCTGCTGTAACCTGAGCGGGGCAGGCATTGCGCTTGTCCCGCTCTTCAACTGGAGCTGCCCCATGACCACCGAGTATATCCCGATCGACCAGATCGTCATTAGCCAGGACCGCCAGCGCAAACACTTCGATGAGATCGAGCTGAGCGAACTCGCCAATGACATCCTGGCCAATGGCCTCTACCACCCGCCAGTCGTGCGCGTCGAGGGCGCCATGATGATTCTCGTCGCAGGCGAGCGCCGCCTTCGCGCGCTGAAATCCCTCGCGTTCCTCGAACAGAACTACCTCTACAACGACCGAGTCGTGCCAGCCGGCTTCGTACCCGTGAACAACATCGGCGTTGTCTCGCACGACGTCGCGACCGAGATCGAACTCCACGAAAACATCAAGCGGCAAGACATCACCTGGCAAGAGCGCGTCGATGCCGAGTCGCGCTTGATTGAACTCCGCCGCGACCAAGCCATGCGCGACGGCAAGCCCGCTCCGTCCCTCGCTTCGATCGCAGCCGAAGCCAACACCTACCCCAATCCTCTCCGCGAATCGGAGATCATCGCCAAGCATCTCGACAATCCGACCGTGGCCAAAGCCGCGGATAAGAAAGCTGCCATGAAAGCTGTTGAGCGCATCCGGCAAGAAACCTACAATCGCAACATGGCAAAGGAGCTGAATCAATCCAAGCCCGAGTCCCGGCATACATTCATCCAGGGCGATGCGATGATCGAGCTCGGCTCTATTCCCTCGGAAACCTTCGATTGTATTCTCACCGACCCGCCCTACTTCGTCGGGGCAGACACAATGGGCGCGCAAGCTAATGCGAATGGCCGCGACTACGACGACTCCCCGGGTCAGTTCACCGACTTCATGCTGACCCTCGCGGAGGAAACCTACCGTCTCGCCAAGCCCGACGCGCACGGCTATATTTTCTGCTCGATCGAACGCTTCTGGGAACTCTCGGCGATCTTCGAATCGGTCGGCTGGGACGTGTGGCCGCGCCCTTTAATCTGGCACAAGGGCAATCTCGGCGCAGCTCCTCGGCCCGACTTTGGCCCGCGCTATACCTACGAAGCAATCCTCTACATCATGAAAGGAGAGCGCCGTGTTAACGATCTGCGAACTGATGTCCTTACATATCCTGGTGTCATGTCTCGTCTCCACCCCGATGAAAAACCTGTTGGATTGTACGAAGATCTCCTACGCCGTAGTTGCAACGTCGGGGACACAGTGCTCGATCCGTGCGGAGGTTCGGGTACCACTTTCGCCGCTGCTAACCGTCTCACCCTCACCGCAACAGTGATCGAACAGAGTGAGTTGTACTCTGGCATTGCTTTGCAACGTATCAATTCTCAGGAGTAATCATGGACAACCGAGCTTTCTCCATCGTCTTCGATGAATGCGTGCAGGAGCTTCGCGCCCTCGGCCGCTTGAAAGGCGGCGAGTATTCCCAAGACGGCGATCGCCTTTCCAATTTTAATCAGAACGGCGAGCGCTTCGGCATTCACCCGCTGCTAACCTGGGCCATCTACGTTGCCAAACATCAGGACGCCATCGACACCTTCATTCGCGATGTTATCGCCGGTAAGACGCGCGAACGCGCCGAGTCAATTGAGTCCCGCGCACTGGACATCGCGCTCTACATGATCCTGTTCGTCGCGCTCAACCGCGAACTGAACGGCCAGGGCGACGACACCTCTGCGGAGATTCGCCATCTGATTTGGGAAGACGAGCACAAGCAATCATGATCTATCTCGCCTCGCCGTACCACCATCCCGATCCGCAGGTCAGGGCTCAACGCCTGGCTCAAGCGGAAGACGCCATGCACCAGCTGTTTCCGCACAGAGTTTTTTCACCAATAGCGCATAACGGGCATTCCAGCGAGCGCTTTGGGGCACAGACTCCCAGCAATTATCTCCTGTTCGATTTTGAGATTCTATCCAAGTGCACAGCCCTTTGCGTACTGGAGATCCCAGGCTGGAATACTTCACGCGGAGTTCTCATGGAGGTTGGCTACGCTATAGCTAACAACATAGAGCTGCGAATAGCGCGCAGGCTTAAGTCTACGTGGGCCTGGCGCGCGATTACAGTACCCGAGCTTCTCGATCTGATCTACAAGGAGTAACTTCATGTCTTGCCGATCCTCCGGTCCCGCCGACGCCAAGGTCATGATTGTCGGAGACTTCCCCTCCGAAGAAGACATGAAGACCGGCGTGCCGTTCTCTGGTCAGTCCGGCCTCGAACTCGATCGCATGTTGCACGAGGCCGGATTGACTCGTTCCGAATGCTTCCTGACCAACGTCATCCGCGAACGCCCTTACCGCGGCGACATCCGCGCTTGGATTCCCGAAACCAAGAAAGATATCCAGCCGGGCTACGTCCCATACCTCAGCAAAACCGTTCACCCTATCATCAAACAGGGAATCGAACTCACGCTCAAGGAGATCAACCTTGTCCAACCCAACGTCATTGTCGCTCTCGGATCTGTCCCCCTTTGGGCCCTCTGTCAGCTTGACGGAATCACTGCCTGGCGGGGATCGCTTCTTACAATACAAGACAGCAGTGATCGAACAGTCAAAGTTATCCCCTCTCATCACCCTTCAAGCGTACTTCGAAACTGGTCCCAGCGAAACACTGCTGTTCACGATCTGCGCCGAGTTCGACGCGAAAAAGATTTTGCTGAACGACATCGAACTGAGTATTCCCTACTTATCCGACCAGCTTTTTGGGAGGCCCAGCTTTTCCTGGAAGACCTGGGGAAGAGGCTGGATCGAACTCCCGAAGGTCTGTTTGTTTCTTGCGACATCGAAACAAGGGGTCGTCGACACATTGCGTGTGTGGGCTTGGCGATCTCCAGATTCGAAGCCATCTCCATACCCCTCATGGCAATCGGCGCAGACCAAGGATACTGGACCCTCGACGAAGAAGTAGCGCTGCTGGCGCAGCTGCAATACATCCTCACTCATCCCAATGCTCGCATCATCGGGCAGAATTTTTCCTACGACGCGCAGTACTTTGCGAAAGAGTTTGGCTGGCGGATCGACGCTGCGCACGACACACTCACCGCACAGCAAACGCTCTTCCCCGGCACGCCCAAGGATCTAGGCTACCTCTCCTCGCTTTACTGTGTCGATCATGTTTACTGGAAGAACGAGGGCAAAGAATGGGATTTGAATTCCGGGAATGAGAACTGGGAATACAACGCCAAGGACGCCTGTCGCACATACGAAATCGCTATGGCGCAGATCCCAGTCGTTGAACGCTCCGGCCTGCAAACTCAGTTCGCTTTCCAGATGAAGCTGCAAAAGCACACGCTCACGATGATGCTGCGCGGGCTCAACTACGACATCAAGAAGACGCCCGAGCTCAGCATGAAGCTGCACCTGCTCAAAGAAGAGCGGTTGAAGACCATTGCATACTTGCTCGGCCATGAGATCAACCCCGCCTCGCCCAAGCAGATGCACGCGTTGTTCTATACCGACTTTGGTATCAAGCCTGTCATTAGTCAAAAGACCAAACGTCCGACGCTCGACGACGGCGCCATGCAGAAGATCATGGAGCGCGAACCTTTGCTCAAGCCACTGATCAACTTGATCCTTGACTATCGCTCGCTGGGCGTTTTCAAATCCACGTTCGTCGACGCTAAGCTCGGCACCGACGGCCGCATGCACTCGTCGTTCAACATCAACGGGACCTATACGTTCCGCATGTCTAGCTCTGCTGATGCGTTTGACACCGGACTAAATCAGCAGAACATTCCCACCGAAGAATCGAAATCATTTGCCAAAGCTATCCAGCGCGGTACCGCTCACGAGTATCCTGATATTCGCAAGCTGTACCTCCCCGACGAGGGCCGTGTGTTCTGGAACGCTGACTTGGACCGGGCCGATCTGCAGGTCGTGGTCTGGGAGGCCCAAGATCTGGAACTCATGCAGATGCTGCGCGAAGGCGTTGACCTGCACGTGGAGAACGCCAAGGTTCTGTTCGGTCTTGTCGCTGGCCAGACTGTCACCAAAGCTATGCGCGGATTTGCTAAGGCCTTCGTACACGGAACCAACTACGGCGGATCGGCTTCAACCATGGCGACAGCTACTGGCGTTACGGTCAAGCAGGCCGCGCTGGCCCAGACCCGTTGGTTCCAAGCGCATCCCGGAATCAAGCAATGGCATATGCGCGTGCTGTCCGAGATCACCACCACCCGCATGATTAAGAACAAGCTCGGCTACCGCTGGGTGATCTTCGACCGGCTTGAGACGGCGTTCACCGAGGCATTGGCTTGGGTGCCACAGTCCACCGTGGCCTGTGTCATCAACCAGGGTCTGGTTAACATCGCCGAGAACCTTCCGAACTCAGCGACTGTCCGAGATGGAATCAGCACTTACACCAATCCCGAAACGCTCCTTCAAGTTCACGATTCGCTCGCCGGTAATATGCCAGTTGGTTTCGACCCTACGCTAATTCAAAAACAGCTTCTCGTTACACTCCCTTATGATCCGCCCCTCATCATCCCTGCGTCAATTGAAATCAGTCCCGTATCTTGGGGTGACTGTAAGTGAGTGCATTTAACGGGGCATGAAATGCGCAATTATTCTGACTGGCTGGCTGCCTTCGTCGATTACGCGAGTTATGGCGAGGCGCCGCCTTATATGTACAAATGGGTGGGGATCTCGACCATCGCCGGCGCACTCCGCCGCAAGGTCCGCCTTAACATGGGGTACTTCGAATGGACACCGAACTTCTATGTCATTATCGTAGCGCCGCCCGGCATCGTTTCCAAATCCACTACAGCCGGAATTGGAATGGAGCTCCTCCGTGAGATTCCCGGAATCAAG